TGGAACGAGCTTTGGCTACGTAGCCACCAACCAGTAAGCGTCTGCTCACCTGGCTCACGGCTCTGGTCAATCTGTTGCTTGCGATACTGTGCTGTGACACGACGATAGGGTGCATCGTCACTGTTAAGCAAGAAGAATGGCAAGCCAGCAATTGCTATGTCATAAGCCTCACCAGTAGATGAGTAGTTAGTAGCACCTGCTGGGTTGGAAAGTACGTAGGGTATGCCCTCTGTGATGTCGTCGCCGTATGGCACGTGGTTTCCTTACGCTAGAAGTAGTTTTGCTTCGTCTGCTGTGATGCCTAGTTTTGCAAGTAGCGCAGCCTTAGCCTCAGCATCTGCTGCTGCCTTAACCTCTGCTTCGTGTGCTTCTGCTGCAGCCTGTGCTGCTGCTGCTTCGTTGGCTGCGATTTCTTCGGCAGTCAAAGGACGTTCGATGACCTCGCCTGTTGTGCAGTTTACTTCGATTGCTGTTGTCATTGTTGCTCCTTATGAGTTCTTGATGCCGTATAGATAGAAAGATGAACCAATCATAAAATTGCCGCTGGGTGGATAAATGAGTATCTCATTAATTGCTGCCGTTGAACTTAACAAATATGCCGCTACAGACATCTCGGCAGCGGTGGTATTGTTTTCAGCCACGCTAGTTGCTGACATTGGTTTATTTTGAGATGCTGTATAACTTGGAATGTAAAATTCGTGTGACGAAAATGTGTTTGAGGTTGCAGTATCTCCTACTGTTTCAGGCTCAGCAAAAGCCGAACTTGATGCTCTTGCAGATGCCGCAGCCGACCCCGAACCAGTTAAATCTGTGAATGAATAAATAGTTGTGGTCAAACCATTAAATCTCATTCTGAAAGCCCCGCTTGCTGCTGCTGCATCTCTTCTGGCTGACATTCTTAATATTAAATCCGTATAAGTTGCAGGAATAGCAGAAAAGGTGACGCTTGCAGCAGCACTGCCAAGCACATTGGATGAGATGAGTGTGTATGTATTTGCCATTTTACGCCTTTAGTATTCCGTAGAGTGTGGCGGTTGTGCCGATAGAAAATTGACCACTGGCTGGTGATAAAACTATTTGATTTATAGCAGAAGTATCTCGCCATAAGCCTACCGTTCTCTCTACAACTCCGCTTCCATTTAAGTCATTAGAGTTGGTGCATAAAACTGTTTTATTTGTAGAACCAGCATAAGAAAATATATCTGCTGTAATCAAAGAAAATTGCGCCGTTGGTAATTGGTTTGGCTGACAAGGATTTATGTAAGTAGTTCCTGTTTGATAACCGCTAGAAGCAGAAGTTCCGTTACCATAAAGATAAGTGTAAGAATAAACTGAAGTCGTTGAAGTGTTAAATCTAAGTCTTAGATCATCTCCACCGCTAGTTTTTACGAATAAAACTAAACGTAAATCTGTGTAGGCAGAACTAATTGATGAGAAGGTAATAGATGATGCCGCACTACCTAATGTTGTGGTAGCGATTGGCTCGTATGTTGCTGGCATTTACGCTCCCTTAATTCCATATAGTGCTACTTGTGTGCTTGTTGTAAAAGCATTTCCATTTGATGTTATTAGAGAAAGTGAAGTGATTGCTGAAGTATTTACAAATAAACCAGACCGCAACCATATCAATCCACTTCCGTTTTTTTCAGTTCCATCAAATGTTCTAACTGTTTTATTTTGAGTAGTAGAAGCGTAATTATGAATATCTATAATTGATACCGACATTCTATTTGCCGCTTCTCCATCATTGATTACCTGACCAGCCAAGATTTCAGTATCGCCAGAACTGCCAGAAGCAGATACTGCAGATCCGTCTCCTTGCAAATAATGGCGTGCATAAGATGCACTACTAACACCATTAAATCTTAAAAAGAGATTTTGTTGGCTGGTGCTGGCACTCGTTGTTCTTCCTAAAAATCTAACCTGTAACGCTACATAAGTGCTAGGGATGCTAGAAAAAGTTATTGTTGCAGATGAGCCTGTGCCACTTGCAGATGCGATGGACTCATAAGATGGCGGAATGTATGGTGAATTACCAGCAAGGAATGAGTCATACTTTGTGAGGTTGGTAAAACTAGAGGTAGTCTTGATCTTAGTTATCGCCATTGTCTACCTCTTCCCATAAGCAAGTGTCTTCATTGAGTACCCAGTTACCTTCTTCTGGCTTAGGTGGGATAAAGGCATCCCGTGTCTGGTCATAGGTAAAGCCAATGCCAGCAAAGTTCTTGCGGATATTGCCGTTGTAAGATGTTTGAACCCAGTTGCCACCTAAGAGTGACTGGCAAAAGGCTACGCCTTTGGCTTCTGATTCAACGCCGTTATCTAGTAGCTCATTGTTGTGAACTACAATTACTTGAGTGACGATATTAGATTCGTCTAACTGAGCAAAGTGTGCCATTAGAAAGTGATGCTCCCGCTTCCAGTCCAAGTATAAGTTCTGAATCCACCTGATACTACGATTGTTGGTGAGCCAGTAGTTGATGCCGCTGCTGCAAATGAATCTGGGTAACGAACGATTACGATTCCTGAACCACCGTTCTTGCCATCAAAGCCTGAGCCGTCAGATCCACCGCCACCACCAGTGCCTCGGTTTGCAGTACCTGCTGTGGCTTGGTCGCCGTCAGTAATGTTACATCCGTTACCGCCACCTGATCCACCGCCTGCGCCTCGTGTGCCAGCGTTTACACCACCGCCACCACCTGCTGCGTACATTTGACCAAAGTATGTGCGACCTGCTCCACCATTTCCACCATTAGTGGATGATGAACTACCACCACTGCCATCTGCACCACCACCGCCTGCGCCTTTAGCGTTAAATGAAGCGCTACCAGAACCACCTGATGAACCATATCCAGTTGCACCAGATGGGCTTGTTTGTGTTGATGCTCCACCTGCTGTCTGCGATGAGTTACCTCCACCGCCAGAACCACCAGAAAAGCCACCACTTGAAGTAGTTCCACCTCGTCCTCCACCAGTAGCAGTGAAAGTATCAAAGACAGAGTTAGAGCCGTTGGTTCCTGGAAAGGCACCATTGCCACCAGCACCAACAGTTACAGTAAATGTGTTTCCTACTGCAAAGGCTTTAGTTGATGAGTAAACAAGTCCACCTGCACCACCACCACCAAAGTAAAGTCCACCGCCACCACCACCTGCGACAACAACTGTCTCAAGAACTTGTGGAACGTAGGCAGTATTGCCTGCAAGCAAACTTCTACTCTTAGGAAAGCCCTGCAATACCGATGAGGTTTTTGCTCTCGATACTGTCATAATTAGGAAATCTCTGAGCCGAAAGCCGTAAATGTAAGGTTAGCAGTAGATGCGTAAACAGTAATAATATCTGCAGCATCCATTGTGATACCAAGAGTTAGAGCTGTTGAGTCAGATGCACCGACTGTGATGTCGTATGCGATGTACTGAGAGTTAGCAAGCGTTGCACCGTTTGGACGAATTGCAATACGGAATGTTGCAGCAGTTGAAGTCAGGTTAGCGATAACGATTGTTGATACTACTGCCTCTGTTGCAGATGGTACTGTGTATAGAGTTGTTGCTGTTGTTGCTGCTGGGTTCGATTGTCCCAACACCTTATACGTGGTTGGCATTTATTTCTCCTTATTAGTTGTTGGTTTGTCTTATGCGCCCATTAGCATAAAAGATACGTTGCTAACCCTGCTGGTTTAACTACTACCAGCACCGAAATCGCCGTTGGCTCATCTTCTAACCTAGCCAAAGGTATCATCGAAATTGATGATGAACTTATCTGGATTGATTCCTTTGATAAGGCAAACAGCGTACTCAACGTTATCCCAGGCTTTGGTCGTGGATACCAGGGAACCACTGCATCGCCTCACTCACAGTATGCACCAGTGACTCTATCTCCAACATTCCCACGTGTTAATATCAAGAAGGCTATCAACGATACAATCAACAGCTTCTACCCTAAGCTCTGGATTGCCAATGCTTACACATTTACTTTTAACGCATCTCAAACTACATATCCGCTACCTGATGACTGCGAAGATGTGCTCTTTATCTCTTGGCAGACAACAGGTTCTAGCCAAGAATGGCTACCAGTAAATCGCTGGCGCTTAGATGGTATGGCTAATGCTGCTACCTTTAAT